GTTTATCATCCCATATGGCCCATTCTGAAGAATAAGCCTTTTGAACTTATAGTTTTATCATCGATATCTATAACTGTATTAACCTTTACTTGTTGGTTTCCATCAAGTATACGGTTAATCCTTTTATAGATAGATCGGTTATAACTACTATTCGTTTGATTTGTGTGTAATGTTGAAAGTAAATATGTACTTGTACGTTTACTTTTTCCTTTGATTAGACGGTCCTTGATTGTATCGATTATCGATCCATCCTTGACTTGTCTCCGTAGTAACTTAATATTTCTCTTCTCTTTGCAGAAATACATTTTCTTGTTACACTTACCCCTAAATCTTTCACCTCTAACTTTTTCCTCCATATCTATTAGATATCGGAATAATTTATGTTGTTGACCAAGGGTAGGTGCATTTACGTCTGTGGATTTCTGCATAACGGAGTAATAATCTTTTTGGAGCATATTATCTGCCTTTATTCCTAATCTTTTAGTTGGGCAACCAAATAATCGATTAGCTAATCTCTTATCACTACTTTCCTTCTTACTTATCTTGAACTCTTTAAGTGTTCTCTTTAGTAAGAATCTGGAAGGCTGTCTTTCTTTACAAGCTTGCTTGTATGAATGACGTAGTCCAGATATGGAATCTACTGGATAACGACCTTTTAATTGTATTTGTGTACCTGAGGCTTCTGATATCATCAAAATTCTTTTACCTTCAGCATGTATCTTACCATTGGCAAGATATGTTGAAATGAAATGTTGGCAGAAGATACCATTCTTTCCTTTATAGGACTTAGAATGATTTATCTTCAATCCAATTTTCTCAATATTAGAATTGAAATGATCGATTTCCCTCAGAGTCCACAATCCAATTAAGTCATCTCCATGTATAGCATATGTCCTTTTTGGCATGTGTCTTGCACAATAGTGCAATAATACATTAGTGATAACCCAAGATATTCCTAAGCCCATATGTAAAGATCTCTTCGTGATATCTCCATCATATTGCTTAGGTCCTATTAGTCGATTTATCACACTTGATAAATCTTTATTAATCCTAGGATCTAATAAAATCAGATTATCTAGTACCAATCTAGCTAATTGATGACTAATATGCTCTGTAGCCTTACTCAAATCAAAAGAATAGAGTAAGACCTTCTCAAGACTTTGTGCTCTTCTTAAGTGTATCTGTTCTCCATGTAATTGATTACGTGTAGGTAGATTCCTCTTTAGAAGTGGTAGATAAAGGTGTGTAAATACTTGGCCAACCATAATCTCTTTACAAGAAGATTTGGTAGCTATACGTATCTTACCATTGCCCTCATCTATTATGACAGGTTCAATAACTGGAACTTCCTTTTGTCCCGAATAGCTCTTAAACAGATCCTTATAACAAGCATTGAGATTTCGAATGAAATTCATTCTTAAATTTCTTATCTTGGTCTTTGGATTCTGTTTACGTGCTCGGAACATTAGTTTTGTTCCATTTGTTTTACCTTGTCGCGTCACACCGCCTTTTAGATTTAACATTTCCTTTCCTTTAGAAATATCAATAGATTTAATATTAATATTTTTAAGAGACATATTAAGATTGTTAGACATGAGCTTTCTTTGTGCAAACTTCGCAATTACGCGTTGTTTGGATCTTGGAACATCTGATAATGTATCATAATATGATCGATTTTTTAATCTAAGAACTTCACGAAGATAACCAAATTTACCTCCTTCCTTTTGTGTTTTTTCAAGACATGAGTTTTGATTAACATTTGGAAGTTGAGTATCTTTGAGACTTAACAATATCTTTTGGTATCTGTCCCTAATGAATATGGGAAGATCCTTGACATCTTTTAAGTCCAGTTTTAATGGTTCTTTGAACCACTCTGACGTTATCTTCTTTACTGCTTCCTTTCTCTCAATATCGCTAATTTTAATAATTAATGATCTCTTGAGAGTAGACGCAGCGAACGTTCGAGAAGCATCATATAAGCGCGATCCATTTACCTTTATATTCTTTACTGAGCATTGCTCCCAATAGGAACAAACACTCTGTAAATATTTAGGTCCAAGAAGTGATATTAGAATTAAATCTTCTATAAACTTCCTTAGTATGAATCCATTATATGACCTCTTTCTCTTCAACACCTTTTTAAATGTAACATTCCCAAATATTAAAGAATAAGAGAAGATGATTCTTTTCCAATTCTTATAAATAAAGGAAATGTTACTGCTAAAACTGTTTTGAGTTGTACGAC